GGTTACTAAACTCGCTTTGTCTTTATAATGTTTACCCACTTGAATAAACTTGGTGATTTTGAGTTAGAAGCCAATACTATAGATGGAGTCAGATATTACACTCTTCCAAGTGGAAAGAAGGCTCCTTCTATTACTTCTATAACCAGCTTTTATAATCGTCAAACATTTATAAAATGGCGAAAAAAAATTGGTGAGGAGGAAGCTAATAAGATCACTAAGGTTGCTACTGATAGAGGAACCAAGTTTCATGATCTGGTTGAAAAATATCTTTTGAATGAAGATATCAACTCTTTAGAAATATTACCTACAACCAAGGCTCTTTTCTTAAAAGGAAAGAAATCTTTAGATAATATAAATAATATTCATTGTCTTGAAAAACCACTTTATAGTGAGTACTTCGGGATAGCGGGAAGAGTTGATTGCATTGCGGAATACAATGGCGAATTAGCCATAATAGACTTCAAAACATCTAAAAAAGTTAAACCAGAAAAGTGGTTGGAAAACTACTTTGTACAAGAAACAGCATATGCTTGTATGTACTATGAAATGACAGGTATTGCTGTAGAAAAGATTGTGACCTTAATGGTATGTGAAAACGGAGATGTTAAAGTTTATGAAAAAACCAACAAACGTGACTATATTAAACTTCTTACCAAGTATATTAAAGAATTCGTCACACACAAACTCGGAGAGTATGGAGAAAGAAGTTAATGAACTACTAAAAGAGAAATTTCTCGATCAGAACAAGTTTACACAAGATGTAGAACAATTAGTTTTGAACACTGAACTCAATTATATTGAAGCAATTATTAGTTATTGTGAAGAAAAAAATATTGAGTTTGAATCTGTAGGTAAATTAATTTCTAAACCATTAAAAGATAAGTTAAAAGCAGAAGCAACTGAATTAAATTATCTCAAGAGAACTTCTAGATCTAAATTGCCATTGTAGGATTATTATGATATTCTGGATAGGATTCATCATTATGTTTCTAAATGAAGGATTTGTAATGATGAGGCATGTCTCGCCTTGGGCGGCGAAACAGAGAGATAATCTCATAGAAAAATATGGTGATGGGTGGCAAACCTTTCACGGTATAGTAGATTACGTTTGGGTGATTGTTGTAGCCTTAGGGTTCGCATTTTCACCACACAGAGGTAGTCACTTATACGTTTTTCTCGCCTTTTGGGGTAGTGCATTTACCCTGATATACCTACCTATGTGGGTATCTAAAACAGATAAATAGTAATAACATCAGATCTATCAATGAGTGAATTTTTCAAAGCTCCAGCTGTCAGAGCCGCAATGGCCGAGATACAGGAGTTACAAGAAGATATTATGACAGGTATCGCTGTCAGAGGGATGAGAGATCCTTCCTCTGAAGAGGGTTACTTGTACATTACTAAAATGAGAAAACTTCTAGAGAAACAGAGAAACTTTATGTTTAGGCTGTCACTAGAGGAAGAAGATGCTGATGCTATTGAGATGAAAAAACAAATCGTAGAATCTGCAAAGTTTCTAGGATTGAAGGACGGTCAGAATATCAATGCTTTTTTTGATACTCTTAGCGCCACTCTGGATAAGTTAGAAAATAACATACCAGATTGACTAATATAATATTATCTGTTATAATATAAACAATCCAACAATACAAAAATACGGAGAATACTAAATGTCATTTGCTGCATTAAAGAAACAATCTAAAGCAGGCTCTCTTACAGAGAGATTGATGAAAAAAGTTGAGAAACTCAACGAAAAAGGTGGAAGTAATACTGATGAAAGGTTGTGGAAACCAGCTGTAGATAAGGCTGGTAATGGATTCGCTATCATTCGATTCCTCCCTGCACACGCCAATGCTGAACTGCCATGGACTCAAGTATGGAGTCATGCCTTTCAAGGGCCAGGTGGTTGGTATATTGAGAACAGTTTAACTACTGTTGGTAAAAACGATCCTGTCGGAGAACTTAACAGAACTCTTTGGAATAGTGGTCGTGAATCTGATAAAGACATTGCTCGTAAACAAAAGCGTAAGCTTTCCTACTATGCAAACGTTTATATCGTAAAAGATTCTGCAAATCCTGAGAACGAAGGACAAGTCAAACTTTATAAGTTTGGTAAGAAGATCTTTGATAAGATCACTGCTGCAATGCAACCTGAGTTTGAAGATGAAGAACCAATCAATCCATTTGATTTTTGGAAAGGTGCTAATTTCAAGTTGAAAATTAAACAGGTCGCTGGATTCTGGAACTACGATAGTTCAGAGTTTGGTAAGACAGAAGCACTTTTAGATGACGATACTGCACTAGAAGCAATTTACGATAAGATCTATGATCTAACTGAGTTCACTGCTGCTGATCAGTTCAAGTCATATGAAGAACTCAAAGCACGTTTGGATTCTGTTCTTGCAAGAAAGGCAGTTGTTACACCTAAGATGGACACTGAGGATCTTGAAGATTTAAGTGAAGGTCTTTCTCCTACACCAGAACCAGTTGCTGCTGTAGAGGAGACTACGGAAGAAGAAGATGACGCACTGAGTTATTTTCAAAAACTCGCAGAAGAGTAAACAATAAGAAAGGGGTCTTACGACCCCTTTTTTTATGCCCCACTAAGTCTTGGATTATATACTTTTTTCAACCTCTTGGTGAGATAATCACTAGATTTTTTATACTTCATAATTCTCCTCATGTCAGCAAGATATATGTCTAAGTAATCTGATTTTAATACTCTTATTCTTCTCTTTGCATCATTCTCATTTACTTCATATTGATAGTTAGTTACTGGAAATACATTACTACTTAATACTTGGTTGCCATCTGCATCCTTAACTACACCTACACCATCTACTGATGTTATTGGATTAAGAGTTTCTCCAGCCATTGTAATCTCAGTTTGAAGAACTTCATCCAAGTATCTGGAATCAAAATTAGAATCTACTCTTAGTCCCTCTGGAACTATTAATCTCCCTCTTTGATCCATAAACAATTCAGTATTATAGTGATGTACATTTGTTAATGCCTCTTCACTGCCATATTTTTCTATAATGTAGTTTTGAAAGTCAACAGAATTTAATGGCCATTGATCACGATAGTTAGTAATATTATTTGTTGTTAATATAACCCAATCATACCGAGGATCTCCATATACTGCTTCTGCTGTTTGTTCTGGTCTTTCATCTCCAACAATCATATAATCACTAAATGCCGTAGCGACATTCGCAAAATCATTACGAAGTTTCGGTCTCTTAAATATGTTTTTTACTCTGATAGTTTCATCACTAGAACTCCTGTCTGTAGTTCTAGAAACATATTCCATTTCTGGAAAGTAAGAAAAATATGAAGCCATTAGTATCCTATCTCCGCATTGTATGGATTATTTTCTTTGATGATGCTAATTGGGAAGAGATCTCCTAAACCTTCATCAGTTCCATCGTATCGTCTACCCTGAGCGACCTTATCTCCATAGTCTGTGTTGTATATAGGTTCAAGTTCATTGAATCTAAGTGTCATAGTCAATGAAATTGGCATACCATTATCATATGCCATCCATTGACCCTCTGGAGTATAGTTGACACTAATATCTGTCAGAGCACAAGGTTTAAATTTATTTACTCCCATGATGTCTTTTTTATCTCTAGTCACATATCTAAGTCGGAAAATATTAGGTGTGCCTAAGAAGTATGAAGGGCCTCCAGCAAGACCATTATCTTCTGATCCACTTTCCATTTTTTTGAGTTTTCTAGGAGCAGACCATTGTTTAAAAGCTCGAATGATCATTCTAACATTTGCAGCTTCTAATTCATCTCTAGGACTCATAGTCCATTGAAATTCAAATGATCTTAGAGCAACACCAGTAAATAAAAGTTCTGTATTTGCGTTTGCAACAACACCTACACTTCTAGAGAGAACTGTTTCTGGTGGGATATCATATCCCATGTTGGCAGATAACTGACTAACCATATTTGCCATCATATCTGCTCTACCTGTTTCTCTCTGCATCCTTTCCATTGTTTGCCCAGCTCTTCTTCTGAAACCACCAAGAAAGAAACCATCTAAAGTGAAAGTTGCTCTTAATGGGTTTGTAGATGTTTGTTGCATCGCTGTAGCTGCTCCAGCGTTCATTTCGCCATCATCCCACATTCTTGGGTTAGGATCCATCATATTATTAGGCATGGGTAGTTTTATACCAGCACCTAGTTTCTTTCTGAATGGTGACGATCTTTGTAATCCGAATCCAATATTATTCTTTAAATCTTTCCCTGTAGTATTTCTTCTATTCTCATGGTGTAAAGCATCTGCATATGGTGGGTTGTATCCGTAACATTGGATAAACATATGATCCATGTTGTTTGCCATATCCATAGGATACTTAACAATTCTTCTGAACATTACATCATTATCATCATCGTAATCACTTATATTATGATATGTTCCAAAATCAGGATTAAAGAATCTATTAAAGATACCAAAGTCTCTTGCTAAATCTTTGTTTTCACCAAATCTAGCTGGATTGTAATTTGATAACGCTTGAGCATTGTCAATATTGAATATACCATTCTTACTCTTTGCATGTGAATAACTCTCACCATTGCTGTAGAATGATGCTTCTTCAAAACTTACTGCATTGTCAACTGCTCCAATAGTTACTTCATAATCTAAAGAATTTTTCTTCAACCACTCTGGAGTTGGGTTATCACTATTATTTGTAGCATTAATATTATTCCTTATGCCTTCTTTAATACTAGCATCAATTCTTGCTCTTTCTTCTGCATTTAGGAAGGGTTCAACATAACCCTGACCCTCCAAAGATTTCATCTCATTTATATCCCAAACACCATTAGCATATATTGGTTTTCCTTCTGGGATAAGTTGACCATTTCTATCTACAGGTAGAACTTGTGCCGAACCATTCTCTGCATCATAGAACAAACGAAAATTTTGTATATCTAAATTCTTATCTATTCTTTGTATTTGTTCATACTCAATAGGATTTATCTCATCACCAGCTATACTATTAGTAATAGGTGTAGCACTAATTCCAGTTTTTATATCGTTTCTATACTCATTTGGTATCTGCGATGGAAACATCGCTGAACCTCCGACATAGAATCCACTGTTAGTCATGAGTTATTTTCTCCAGTTAAATGCTCTGTTTTTAGGATATGCTCTACCTGATTTACTAATAAATCTTTCTGTAGGGAGTAAAGATATACTACCCCAATCTTCATCATCAGGAACTTTATATAGAGTACCCATTCCAGAAAACAGGTATTTGTGTATGCTATTTTTGGGTACTACAGACCCGCCACCGCTATTTAGTAAGCTTTCTGCAACTGCATCACGATAATCTGGATTAATGTAGTGTAAATTACATCCCAAGAATCCATCACCATCAAATCTTAGTGCCACCGCTAATGGTTGGATATCCCAGAATGGGTATTTTTCTGGATATGCTACACTATATGAGAAGTAGAATAATGACCCTATGGTAATACCACCAGTATCTATAGTATCTGCATCCATATCTTGAACTTCAGCAAGAGCCGTCTCTAATGCATTGGCGTACCATGCACTAGTTCTTCTACCAGTACCAGCTAATTCTTTAATATCTTCTGCGATCATGTGAAATACCTAAATCGTCTTCCGTCATGATTTTAAATTCATATTTTCTATCAGCACAGTATTGTTCTGCTGCTTTCCATTTTGCTTCATTTATAACCCAATTTTTAACATCATGAGCCCATGCCTTAGTTCTCCTTTTAGGGTTCTTTGGTGGAGCCTTACACTGTTTCTTGGGTTTCACTTCTATCACGACAGATCTCTTTTTTCCATTTGAGTCTGTATAATTTATGAAAAAGTCAGGAAAGTATCTGTGCATCTTTCTATCTAAAGGATTCTTGTAAGGTATCCAGAACTCTTCTGATTGCCATTGACTTATGTTCTCTGTAAGATCACAATATTCCATAAACTTTCTCTCCCATAGTGACCTATAAATGATGTTTGTGGGATCGCCTTTGTATTTTTTTATATGTTTTGGTTTGAATTTGCCTTTATAAGCCATAAAAACTCATATACATAGTATGGTAAGTCATATGTTTATTTAGATGGCTGTTAGTATCAATAAATTAAAAAGTTATTTCCAGAAGGTAGGGCCACTAACTGCGGCTACTGATTTTCAGACTATTAATGTAAATGATCCCGATCAACTTTTCAATTTTGAAAAGGCGTTGGGAGCTCCCTCTCTGTCTAACTACTTTAAGTTTTCTATGGAGATTTCTCCACAAAATGCAGAGCTCAGGAGACAATTCCCAGACGAATCGGAGGGAAGTGCTAATGTTGATTTGAATTCTTTTAGAGAAAGAACTTTAGATAAAAATTTAAAAGAGTGTAAAAATCTAGAACAGTGGTTGACTGAAGCTGGGTGTTTCGATAGTTGTTATAAGGGAAGAAGAATGGAATTACTTGCAAGTGAAGCAAACTTGCCAGGCACTAACATGCAAGTAGTACAAGAGGTTGGTAGTAGACAAGGTATAAGAGAAAGGTTTGCCTCACAAAGACAGTATACAGATATTGCTGTTTCTTTTTATGTGACACATGATTACTCTAGTCTTAGATTTTTCCAAGAGTGGATAAATTTTATGAATCCACTTTATATTGGTATATCAGGACAGACTTTCCCAACTTCACATAAAGCGGGATATCCAAATGCAACTGATAGAAATGCATTTCATAGATTTAGATATCCTCATACTTATAAGAGAGATATTCAAATAACCAAATTTGAAAGAGATGTTAACTTAGGTGTTACAGGTAAGGTTGATAGTGGATTAAAAGAATGGACTACCGATATGGATATAGAGGAAGAGGGGAAACCAATTTATGACTCTGCTTATCAACCATCTGTATTGAGTTATAACTTTGTAAACGCATTTCCAACAGCAATACAGGATATACAATTAAGTTTTGGTGCTGCACAAGTTCTAAAGGTTACTGTTGATTTTTCTTACGATAGATACTTCCTAGTACAGTCTCAAGGTGGAAGATCAAGAAAAATTCCAGCTGAATATGCAGCTGCAGTTCCATTAGGAATAACTCCCGAAGTCTTAAGTAGGGGTGAGAATTACCCTTAAGAAACCCCTCTAAATAATAACGAATAATTACTTATTATGCCTTTACCAAAAATTACTACGGCTGAGTATGAATTGACATTGCCTTCTACTGGAAAAACTGTAAAGTACAGACCTTTTCTAGTTAGAGAAGAAAAGATACTTATACTTTCGCTTGAATCAGAAGATCAAAAACAAATTACCAATGCTGTTAAACAGGTTCTAAAAGAATGTGTTAAAACGAGAGGTATTAAGATTGATGTGTTACCGAGTTTTGATATAGAATATCTATTTTTAAATATTCGTGCCAAATCTGTTGGTGAAACGATTGATCTTGTTGTTACATGCGGTGATGATGGCGTTACAGAAGTTCCTGTAACTGTTGCTATTGATGATATAAAAGTAGTGAAGTCTGATGATCATTCTCAAGATGTTGAATTAGCAGATGGATATACTGTTAAAATGAAGTATCCTTCATTGAATCAATTCATTGAAACAAACTTTAATCAGAAAGATGATGATGCTGTTGAAAAATCATTTGAGATTGTAGCATCCTCTATTGACATGGTATATAATGATGATGAAATGTTTGCAGCATCTGACTGCACTAAAAAAGAATTAAAAGAATGGGTCGAATCTTTGACATCTGAACATTTTCAAAAGATTGAGAAATTTTTTGAAACTATGCCTAAGTTAAAACATACTCTTAAGGTTACAAATCCTAAAACCAAGAAAGAAAATACTATAGAATTAGAGGGGCTATCGGATTTTTTCGCCTAAGTATGTCTCATATAGATCTTGAGACATACTTCCGAATCAATTTTGCTCTGATGCAGTATCATAAATATTCTCTGACAGAAATTGAGAATATGCCTCCTTGGGAGAGAGATGTGTATGTTGGTTTACTTAAATTACATATTGAAGAAGAACAACTAAAACAAAGAGCTAAGGAAGCACAAGCAAACAATGGCTAAAAAGTTATCAGGACTAACAAATCTTGGCAAAAAAACTCTAAAAAGAGGTAAAAGTATTGTCAAGAAAGGTAATACGTTACTCAAAAGAAATTTTGGGAAACGTGGTACTGTAAAACTCAAGGCACAAAAAGGTTTATCTCAGATAAGAGGTAAGAAGATATTAGGTGGTGTAGATGAAAAGGTAAAACCATTAACAAAGGATACCAAGGTAGGCCCCAGATCGAAGATCAGTAAGATAGTAAAGAATATAACAAACAATATAGTCCCAAGTCTCGAACAAAAGGTAGAGGGAAGGATTGATAGTTTTGATCCTAATAAGTTACTTGGTAAGATATTTGATGGTGGACTTGGTGAATTAGATGGATTTGGAGCTGCTCTATCCAAAATGCAGAGGGAACAGTTACCCTTCTTAGAAAGAGCGAATAAATTAGCAGTAGACTTTGTAAGTAAACTTGCCAGTGGTAAAGGTGGCGGTGGATTCTTAAGAACTGTAGGTAATATAATAAAAGTTATTGCTGCGGCTGGTGTCGCTGCTATTGCTGCACCATTTGTTTTGACAGGTCTAGCTGCAGCTGGTATCGCTGCTGGTGCAAAATTTGTTGGTAAGAAAATAATATCAGGTGTTAAGGCAGTTGGTAATTTCTTTAAGAGAAAAGGCAAAGAAGTCAAAGACAAAGTAAAGACTAAGGCATCTAAGTTTTTTGCTTCATCTCTCGATAAACTTGAAGGTATAATGACTTTCCTTGAGAAGAGAGGAGAACCTAAAGAAGAAGTACAACCCCCTGATGGTGAAGGGAAAAAAGAAACCAGTGTTAAACCAAAAGAAACTCCTATGGGTGTTGGAAAAGAGAATGCTACGATTGAAATAACTGATGATGGTAAATTTATAGTCACTAGAACCCCAACTACAGTAGAAGAGGAAACAGAAGAGAGTAAACCAAAAGGATTACTAAGAGCTATAGCTGGTGTAGCAGATACCTTCACAGGCGGTATATTTGACTTTGATAAGAGAGGTGACACCAAATTGCAAGATTTTGGTCAGGGTTTTGTAGATAATATGACTCTTGGTGGAACTGACTTTGACGAGAAAGGAAGGAGTCCTGTACAGAATGTAGTACAGAATGTTTTTGGTCTTGTTAGGAAGGGATTGACAGGTAGAGATGGACAAAAAGGACAAACAGGTGCTACTGGTGACAGAGGTTTGACAGGTAAAGACATAATATCCAGAGTAACTGGTCTTGCTGATGGAGCGAGTAAGTTTGTTTTTGGTAGTGATTTTAGTGACTTTACTAAAGGATTACTTAATAGTGCAAGCAATGTCATATTAGGTGGCCCAGTAAAATCTGAGGAGATAACTACCCCAGATGATTTACAAGTAGAACAACTAAACATACCACCAGAAGTAACAACTTCTAAGGTTGAATCTAATCTTGAAGCATTAAATCAGAGACAGTTAGTTGCTGATGATGTTTCTCAAACTGCTACAAAGGGTGCTGGAGAAGGACAGATAATACCATTGCAGATGAGTGGTGGTGGATCTAAAGAGGGAGCAGCAACTCAACAATCATCACAGAAAAAGAATATTTTAGAAATGAATCAAGCTGGTAATCAAATCCCAATACTTACATCAGTTGATCCAAGGAACATACACCTTCCAAGCACTATGAGTACATTAAACATAATAGACGCTGCTAGTGGATTATAATGGCCAGAAATATATCAATATCATCATTAAAAGTTCAAGATAAGGCTCAAAAGTCTGTAGATCAGGCTGGAACGAGAATTAAGAGGGCTACTAGTCTCTTAAATGACATGATGTTGAAGAATGATCCTCCATCAAAGTCCACAGTTGATAAGGCAGAGAAATTTGTATCAGATAGAACTAAAGGCAATAAAGATCCAGCTAACACTATGATAACTGATATGTTATTATCTGGTAGTGTTTTCATGTTACCTTTTCTTCTAACTAGAGGAGCAAAAACAAATGAAGTAGATCCTGAGACAGAATTAAAAGAAAGATTTGGTGGTGATGAACAACTGATGAAAGAACAGTTGAAGAAAGAAGATGACCAGAGAAAGGAAGGATTAGAAAATGTTAAAGGTGCTGTTAAGAAAGATGAAAAGGTGGCTTTACAAAAGAAAAGTGATGTTGATAAAATAAAAGAACCCGAAAAAGATCAAGAAGATCCAGCACAACCTGATCCTCAAAAGGATCAAGAACCTGTTCAACAGAAAGGTGAAGAACAGGCAGATGAGGAGGAAAAAGAGGAAAAGGACAAACAGAAGGTAGAAAAAACCAATGAACAAAGATTCAAAGAATTGGTTGATAGGTTTGCTAAACTTTCTAAAGGTCAAGTCTTTAGTGGACTTGCTAAGGATGTGGTCAAGGGAGCACTCAACACAGGTAAAAAAGCGATAGGTAAGGTGTTTAATTTTTTCACAGGGATACAACCAGCTGAGGCGGTTGAAATGAGCACTAACGTACAAAATTTATCAAATATAAAAGAAGTATTTTTACAAGACAATACTATTATAAAAAATAAAACCATAACACAGGATGGTGGTGAGGTGACGCCACAAGAGACTGTAATGGGTGATCCAGCAAAAGAGGAACTTTTATATGATCAAGATCTTCCCTTGGAGGAGAGGAAGAGAATCATATATGAGATGGCTGTAAAATCTGGAGCAGAGTTTCCAGAGGCAGTTGTTGCTCAGTATCAACTAGAAACTACATCAGGAGAAGATAATATCGGAACAAATAATTTCTTTAACTTGAAGGCAGTAGAGGGGATGGACTATACTGAGAAAGTAGTAGATGAATATGAGGTAGATGGAAAGAAAGTTCAAGAGAAGGCTAAATTTATTAACTTTGATACTGCTCAAGAGGCAGTTGACTATCTCGTGAAATTATGGTATAAAGATTATAAAGGATATACTGGCGTAGAAACAGGATCTGAGAACGCTGGACAGGTGGCAGAAAAATTACAAGCAGAAACCTTTGCAACAGATCCCAACTACGCTGATAAACTAAAGAAAATACTGAAACAAAATGAAGGTTTAATTAATAAAATTAAAGAGGGTAAGGCTAGTCCAGAGGAAATAAGTAAGTTGGAAATGAAAACTGGTTTCACCTCAGAGGAGTTGACTTCTGTGGAAGACTATAATCATGAAATGTTTTCTGAGGGTGGAGGAGACACTACCTTCCTTATTCTAAACTCTCCTCCTCCAACTGCACCTACCTCAGGCATGCCCCCAATGGGTAAGGCTTCAAGGCCTGGTAAAACTGAATATGTGCCTACATTTGACCCAATGAGGGTAGTTCAACTTCATACAATCCATTCCTTAAGAACCTAGTAATGTCAAGTCTTAACAAAGTAGATATAAAAAAATGCACGATTACGCCATCGGATGAGGCTGGATCTGTAAATTTAGAAGATCTTGAGAAATCTGGTTCTTTAGATTTGGCAGCAGCTGGTAGTGTAGTTCATGTTGATTACTTTGAGGATATCTTATCCCCAGCTGTAACTGTTTACTTAAAAATATCAGAAACTTCTAATATTCTATCTAAACTTCCAATAAGAGGTTATGAAAGAGTAGACTTAGAAGTGGGAATTACTGAACAAAATACCCTTGAGTTTGGAGATAAATTTGGCAATCCTTTATTTGTAACTGGTATTGAAGATATTAACAGAACAGAAAGTCAAGCAATATACACTTTAGTTCTTAGTACTGTAGGTAATTTGAGAAATGAGGGAGCTAGGTGTGTAAAACATTTTCCCAGAGCAACAATCAAATCTCACATCGAGGAAATATTAACTGATAAGAATGGATTGGCCATAGACCCAGAGAGAATAGAGGTAGAGGAAACATCTAATTCATATACATTCATGGGTAACAATAGAAAACCATTCTATACTTGTACTTGGTTATCACCCAAAGCTCAACCAGCGAAAACAGGAAAAGTTGATGGTACATCTGGATTTCTCTTCTATGAAGATTTTGATGGTTATAAGTTCAAATCAATTGATAGTTTACTAAACGCGGCGGGAGCTGAACAAAAGTATCTGGACGCAAAGGGCAACCCAAATGAAAATGTACCAGAATTTACCTTCACCACTAGTATTGATAGACCCGAAGATCCTAAAAATCAAGCGAAGATATTAGATTTTTATATTGACAAAGCAGTAAATATACAGAAAAATTTAAGAGTTGGTCTGTATTCTAACTTGACAATGGTGATAGATCCGTTAAACTGGAATGTAGAAGGCGTTATTCATAATCTACAAGATCAGGTAAATGAAAATGATGGCATGTCAACCGCTGGTGACAGTGTACCTATCCCTAAATCTGAATTTTTTGGTGATAATCCATCAAGACTTTTAGTTAGAATTAGTGATAATGGCATGTTAGATCCTACCTTAGAGACTAACGATGATGGAAAAGCAAAAGATTCTGGTAGAAACCCTGCTGATATGGCAAAAGCGTTTACTAGATATACATTGCTCTTCCAACAGTCGCTAAATATTACTATACCATGTAATATAGGCTTACGAGTCGGAGGTCTAGTTTATATTGATGTACCTGATGTTGGCCCAACAGATGCTTCTAGCACTAAGACGGCCGATAAAATTATTGACCCAGAGGTCAGTGGAATTTATTTAATCCGTGCCATGAGACATCATTTTGAATTAGGTGAAGGAAGAAACGTAACTTCGTTGAATCTCATTAGAGATTCCTACGGACTCAACTAGGAGAAACTTATGGAAAGTATAGAAAAACACATAGAAAAAGACAAAAAGATCGTAGAAGATCCTTTAGCAAACCCTGCAGCACGCAGACATGCGAAAGTAGAACTAGAGGAACTAGAAACATACGCAGAACATCACAAAAAAGAAATCGAGGCAGGGGATCATCATGATCCTAATGCACTAGAACTATTCTGTGATATGCACCCAGACGAACCAGAATGCTTGGTTTATGACGACTAATGTTAGAC